GCCGCGTTGCTGCTAGCGGCGAGTTCCGCGAGCAGGCGGGGACGGTGCGAAGCGGGGATGCGGTAGCCCTCCTGCTCCATGAGGTCCAGTTCGCGGCTGAACCGCTCACGGGCAAACTCGGCCTTGAGTTCGCGCAGTTCACGGGCCTGCCGAGCGTTCTCGCGGCGCAGCGCGAACGTGTCGGCCTTGCCGGGACGAGCGGCGGGGAACATCGCCTCGTCCATCTCGTCCTCCTCCTCCTCCTCGCCACCGTGGGAGTCGATGTCGATGTGCACGCCGTCGCCCTCGCCGGATTCCTCCGCGAACTGGTCAACGATCATGTCTTCAGCGGCCATCTCCTCCTTCTTCTCCTCCTCATCGCCCGTGCCGTAGTGCTTCTTCATCATGGACTTCATCTCGTCCATCGAAGCCTTCAGCGCAGCGATTTCCTTCTCGTAATTCATCGCCATGTTGTTGTCCTTCGTACCGGGAACGAACGTGGATAGCCCGCCTCCGACCGTCCCCATGTCGAAGCGAAGCGAACGTGAAAACCGGACCAGTTCACCCGTGCGGGTGAAGTGAGTGTCGGGGAGCGGGCGGCGCGGGGTTTCACGCCCGAGCAGCGCGACTTCCGACAGGTGATTCTGTTCCGCCCAAATCTCCGCGCTGCGGCGCGGGAAGGCGTTGGTGGCAAGAAGGCGGTCGAACACGGATCGCTCCACTTCGCAGTCACCCACGATGTATCCGACCCCGTCGCGCTCCTCGTATGCAATGTCCGTGAATCGGCCCACCGCCGACTTCGGCTCGTTGCCGTCCTTTTCGTGCATGACCACCAAGCGAGGCATGGACCCGCGTTCCATGTATCGCCGCGTGCTGTCCACGATGTCGCGGACGCGCTCGTTGTCGAACTTCTTGAGTTCGGGGTCGCTCTCCCCGTCAATGGCCGGGTCATACGCGCAGAACACCTCAAGACCGTGGATGACCACGCTCTTGCCGTTGTCGGTGATGCGGTGCGAAGGATGGCTCATAATAGAAGTGTCTTGGATTGACGTACTTATGTCAAGGGTTATGCAAACACCCGATACGGAATTGCCGGAAGCGGATCAAAGGTCGGAAGGACACCGATCTGCTCGTCCGTCAGGTCGAAGGTCACGCGCAGGTTCGCGTGATACTCCGGGTGGCCCCGGGACACCATGTTCCCGTCAATGTCGTAAACGGCGGGAATCGGGCCGATTCGGTCAAGATAAACACCGGGCGCGGTCTGCATCATCATGCTTCCGTCCCCAACGTCCACTTCAACAAGAAGCCCCGCTGCTTCAAGCGCGGCATCCAGTTGTGCCTTGACGGTGGTTCGGAGGAGGTAATCCATGTCAGGTGGTCATTGCGTTCAGTTGGGCGCTAGTCATGGCATACGGCCAATACTTGACCGATGAGATGTTCATGCTCGGAAAGTTGAGAGCAGAAGCAGACGGATACAGAAAATCCAACGATATTGGATTGACGATGTCTCCTTGACCAAGCGGAGTAATCGTTGCTGATGATCCGTTGAGGCTGACAACGGCCAATGCGGTTGCTGGACTTGTGGCAGTCGTTAGAGTGAACCCGTACTTGAATGCACCAAAGGAAGAAAGCGTCCTGAACACATCTAAATACGTTCCGCCCGATGTATTCGGCGCATTTCCATACAACGTTTTCCCGGCAGTAATCATCGCCATCGACTGCACAGACGAACCCATAAACCTAATGGAACGCGGGAATGCGTTGGCATCCTTGTTGTATGTCCCGTTGATGGTCATCGTTCCGGCAGAGGTGTTGAAACCGAGGGATGCGAGATTGGTCATCTGCATCTGATCTTGATTGCGGAACGCCGTGCTGGCCCCGGTCGGGATGTAAGAGGAGGCACCGGAGCCTGCTTCGAGTTGTGCGCCCCAGATCAAGAATGATGAGCCATCACCCAAGTACGACACCCGACCGTAGTTTGTCGTTGGAGTGTCGATTGATGCAAGGTCAATAGGAACCAAGAACGCGAAATTGACCGACGCAGCCAAAGTGACTGTCAATGAGTACCTGCGCCATCCAGTCGCCGTGTAATTCCCGGACACGGTTGCTGATGCGTTTGTTGCAGTACCGACAACGGTTGCCGCCTGCTGAATCGCCCCCGTGCTCATATTGATCGTGACATAGCCAAAGTCGCTTGCGCCCGATGACACGACGAGCCGCATGTACCGCGTGCTTCCGCTTCCGGCTTTGAGCCACACGGAGAACGTGTAGGTTCCTGCTGCGCTGCTGTACGACTGATAGATCGACCTCTGAAGATTTGAAGATGGCTCGGTGAACAGGCTGCCCGTGTTGGTGCCATCAGGCGCAGTACCTCCAGTTGCGGAGGTTGAGGCGTACGCCGTCTGAAGTGTCCAGTACGTCGCGTCCGTCAAGTTCTGTGAACTACGCGAAAGACTCGTCGCCGTCCCCTCAATCAGCAGTCCCTTGGGTGCCAGCGTGGTCGGGTCGTAGTCGAAGCGGGCAGATGCGTTACCGACTGACCACGAAGTGAACGAACCGCTCCCGCTCGTTGCCGTCGCATTGATCGTCAGCACTTGCGTCGATGCGTTGTAGGCCGTCACCGGGCCGCTCATGTTGTTCGCGCCGTTGCTGATGTAGACCGTCTGCCCGACGAGGTAGCGGCGGTCAACGCCAGCCGTAGCCGTCAGGGTCACCGACCTTGAACCCGTGCCGATGGAAAGCGAACCGCTGGTGGCAAAGTCCATGCCGTACACCAAGCCATCGTTTCCGGTGTACGTCCCGCCGCTTGCCCGCGTGAACGTCAGGCGAGGGTCAAGGACGCCCGTGGTGAAGTCAAGGGTGAGCGTGGAGCCGTCGCCATCGTTGCCAAGCAGGACCGCCGACCGGGATGAACCGGACAGCGTCGGTCGGGACATCCGGGTACTGCGGCGCATTAGATCGTGGTAGAGAACACGCCCATCGTCGGCGTACCGCTTGCGGCCCTGAACTGCACGGTGACGATCTGACAGCCGACGATGTCCACCAGCGCGGCTGCTGGTTCGACGTTCGCGGCAGCAGCCGTTCCGGGGCTATAAAGGTTTGCCGCCGGGGTTCCGGCCACCTGCGTGATGATGGCGAACGGACGCTGCGTACCACCGTCAAGGCTGTAGGTCGGAACCGTACCGCTGCTGAACGTCAGGTTGAAATCCGCAAGGACCGTCGGGATGTAGTAGGTCAGGCCGTCGGCGGTGTTGACTTCGCCCGTCCATCCCACCACGCGCACGCCCGTCGCCGCACCAATGCTGGTGCTGCTTGCGTACGGCATGATCCGCAGGAGGGACGGGGAAATGCTGCTCAACTGCTGATCGTGAACCACGCCGCTGCTTGGCTTGGTGGCCGACAGGGTGGCGATGCTTCCGTAGGACGCGCCCACGCTTGCAACGCTCACGTTGCTGAAGTTCCGCTGGTAGGTGATGATCGTTGCGTCTGCCATTGGTTTGCCCTCGTCCTTATGGTAGCGGTGCGTAGCGCAACCGCAATGGGTTGTATCAGCCCGACACGAAGCCGGGGTCAGGAAACTTGCCCGTGTCAATCAACGCCTGCCGCCGTCCGTTGTGCCGTTGGATCGCCTCGTAGTCGGGTGCGCCGTCATCGTCCACCCACCCCTGCGCCATCGCCTTGGTGATGCGGATGGGCTTCCAACCGCAGCGGCAGTTGAAGCCGCACGGGGTGTTGATGCCCTGCGCGTCGATCTGCTCCACGGTCGCCACGAAGCCGTCCATCGCCCGGTGCGTGTCACGGGTCCGGTTGTCCTTCGTCGCCGTGAACTGCATGACCGGGACGAACGCCTGCACCTTCTCGTCCCGCACGATGTCCAACTGGCCCTGCGAAGCAGCCCGGTTGAGGTTCGTCCGGTAGACGGTTTCCAGCCGCGCCGCCGTCAGGTCGGTCCCGGTGGCAAGGGTGGCCTGCTCCACGAAGTCGCCCACCCCTAGCCGCTCAAGTCGCTTGCCCGCAACGCTTTGCGTGATGTCGCCCCGGATGGCCTTGGCGAGCAGGCTGCGCGTGGCCTCTACCTGCTCCTGCGTCATCCCGGTCACGAAGAACGCGCCTCGCGCCACGGCCTGCACGCCGGGGGTGCGCCGCTTCCGCACCTCCTCCGGTAGCCCCGCAGCCGGGGGGATGCCGGGGGCTTCCTTCGGCTGTGCGCCGCTGCTTGCGGGCAGGATCAACGCCCGGAGTTTGGGGCTGCGGTCGGCCAACTTCTGAAGGGCGGTCGCCGCCTCGTCCTGCCGCAGTTCGTTCGCGGCGGCGAAGGCGTTGTCGATGAGGCTGTTCCACTTCGCCCGCGTGATCGGGATGAGGTCAACGAACCGCCGGATGACCTCGCGGGCTGGACCCGGCTTGAACTTCAGCAGCAGTTCCGGGTCGCCCCGGTCGAATCGGGCAGGGGTAGCAGGCTTCGGGATGTCCACCCCCGCGCTGTGCAGGGATTGATGCGCGCCCATCGCCCACCCGACGAGCAGCAGGGCGGCGGTATCGGCCTCCCAAGCGTCCCACTCGCTGTCGGGGGTCTTGCCCTCCACCTGCGCGGCGATGGCACGGCGGTACGCCTGCGCCCCGTCCGCGTACACGGCCCGGATCAGGGCTTGGGTGGTTGCCGAAGCCTTTGCCACGGGTCAGAGCCAGCGCGTGCGCCGGAAGGTCGTGGGAACGCCGGAAGCGGGTTCCGCGCCCTCGGGCAGAATGCCATTCTGCCCCAGAATCGCGTCGATGGGATTGGTGACTCCGCTGCTGCCAAGCACCGCCTCGTCCTCCTTCGGCTGCGACAGCCCAAGCAGGTCGCGGACCTCGGCCTCGCTGACCTTGCCGCCCATCGCCACGAACTTCTCAATCGCCTCAAGCCGCTCCTTCGGGTCGGGCCGCTCGGGGGCAAACTGGAAGCGCAGAGCGCAGACCTCGTCCTCGGACGCGCCAAGCATCTGCGCGATGACGCGCACGAAGTCGGTCGTGAGGCTGTCCGCGAGCGCGTCGGCGTGGTAGCGGATGATTCGGGAGAGCGTGTCCGCGTGCAGGCTTGCCACGCCCGACCCCAATCCGGTGCTGCCCGCCTCGCTAGAGAGCGACTGCCCAAGGATCGCTTCCTTGATCTTGGAGGAGAACCAGTTGACAAGGTCAAGGAACACCGTGGCGCGGCCCGCGTTCGGCTCCTTGATGTCGATGTCGTAGACCTTCTCGGTGCCCGACTGCGGCAGCAGCACGCTGTTGTCGTTCGTCAGGTTCGCAAGCACGTTCTCCATCATGGAGCGGCCCGCGTCCTGCCCAAGCGGGTAGTACCCCACGCGAATGCCCATCGCGTACCGCTCCGCGTAGGTGATCGCGTCCTGAAGAATCTCCTGCTTCGCAAGCCACATGAACCAACAGACATCGCGTGCGCCCACGCCCCGGTAGATGCTCTCGCTGCTGTTGGGGTCGTTGAAGTCGGGGGCCGCGACGAACACGCGGTGCAGCACGATGGCCTTCCGCTCGTCCTCGGTGAAGATATGCACGCGGCTGTCGAAGCCGATGTTCTGCTCGGACGGCCCGTGCGCGGAGTAGTCCGCGCCCACGCGCATGGCGAGGTTGCCGCGCTGGTCGTAGGCGAGGGTGTCGGGGTGGAACGGATACCACTCTTTGACCGCCACGCCCGTGCGCTCGTCCTTGCGGTAGACGATGTTGCACGCGGAGTTGCCGTACCACACGGCTTCGTGCATGGACCGGACGAAGTCCGACCGCCGGGGCATCGCGTCGAAGATGCGGGAGATGCGGTCGGCCAGTTCGACCAGCCGGGGGTTCTCCTCGTCATCGGACACCACGGCCCATTCAAGGGACGCAAGGGTGACTTGGAGCGACCGCAGGACACCTTCGATGTCCGCGTCGGCCCGCATCATCATCTGGTACTGCGGGTTCAGCCTGTAGGCGAGGCTGGCGTTCCGCAGCAACTTGTCGGCGGTCGTGAAGAACGAACGCTGCACCTCCACCGGGGTGGCGAGGGGCAGGGTGATGCCGCGCTCCACGGGAGCGGGCAACGGCTTGCGCGGACGCTGTTCCGGCGTGAGTCCGTTCTGCAACGGGTTCGGATCGGTGCCGCGCTTCTTGCTCACAGTTCTCCCCTGCGCTTGAGGTCAAGTGCGATTGCGACGGCCTGCTTCTGCGGCTTGCCCTCTGCGATGAGGGTGCGAATCTTGTCGCTCACCTTCTCGTCGGCAGCGGCCATCATCTTGAGGCAGGCTTCGTCCTCCGCGCTGATCTTGCAGCCTTCGCGGACGGCGTTGGTGACCTTCGCGCCGGGGCGGGAGGACTTGATGCTAGGGATACGCCACGCGCCGCCACTCCACCGCAATCCACGGTCGTATGCCTTCTGATATCCGCGTTCGTAGGGTTCCAATCCGTCCCACGAATCTTCATGCGTTGTGTCGTAGCGTTCCCACCCGCTCCCTTGATTCAGGTCTACCGCAAGATATCCGTTATGCAGTTTGCGAACCCGGAACTGTGGCTTCGCCATCCTCGCCTTCGCGCCGGGGCGGGAGAACTTCGTTCGCAAAGCGTGATTCATCGCATCCTTCGTGATGCGATAGATTTCTTCCTTGCTTGCGTTGGGAAACTGCTTCTTCGCCTGCGCTTCAATCTTGTTCCACGCCTCCATCATCTTGGCGATGGCTTCCGGAGTGGACATTTCATTTGCGCCCATCTTTGATTTGTCGCCCGGTCGCGCCATGCCCTGCTTGGTCAAGTGTGCCACGAGGTCGCGCACCTTTGCGAACGCCGGGACATCGGCGTGCCCTTCCAGCGACCACTTCCCGGTTCCCCGGTTGTATCGCGCCGTGGCGCGTGAGCCATCGGCCATGCGGATGACCACTTCGTTGCCCGCGCCGTCCATCATGCCCGCGTCAATCGCAGCCATCTCGGTTTTCTCGCCGGGGCGAGACATGGAAGTGTAGAACTTCGTGCGGTCGGTGAAGATGCGCTGGAGGTCATCGGCGTACACCATGCTCGCCTCCGACAACTTCTTCGTGGACAGGCCGCGATTGCCGATGCGCCAGAACTCCATGTTGTAGGTGTCCGTGGCCGGGTCAAGCGTGACGATGAGGCGGTTGATGCCACCTTCCGCGCCCTTGCCGATGCTCACCTGCAATCCGGGCTTGCCGCCGAACGTCCCGTGCATTGCGTTCTTGCCGCCGACCATCGCCATGAAGCGACCGCCGCCGAGTTGCCGCAGGATTTCCTGCGCCACGGCGCGAGCGTCCTGCGCGAAGGATGCCTTCGCGCCGGGGCGGGAGGACTCCCACGCCTTCTTCGGAGCCGCCGTCACCAGCCGCAGAGGAGCCTTGTGTGTCTTGGGGCCGTACCGATCTGACGCAGAGGCATCCGCCTGAATGTGCGCGTAGCCGTCCTCGATCTTCGTGATGGTGCCGACCACGCCTGCGCCACCAGCGACACCGAATCCTGCATGAACGCGGTCGCCAACCTTGAATGCAAACCTCGCCTTCGCGCCGGGGCGGTCGTTCTTCGCCGCGCTGCCAAGCCGCTGCGCAATCGCCTTGTACGTTTCGCTCCGCTGGTTCTCGCTCTTGTCCATTTGTTCGACCTTTCGCTTTGCCCATGATTGACCCGAATCGCCGCCCCACAGAAGCCACGCGATGTACCCGGCATCGTCCTCCCCGCCCGCCTTGTTCTTCTCATGCCTGCTGAAGAAGGCGTGCATCCGCCGCACGGTTTCCGGCGACAGCGTCTTGCGGTTGGAGATGTCACGCGCACGGGCCACGCCGACAGCCGTTCCGCCGCGTCCGTGCTTGCGCCGCAGTTCCAAGCCACGCTTGGCGTTCGCAGCCATTTCTTCCGTGGGGGTCAGGTCAATGTCGGCCACGGTTCGATATTACCCGCCGCACCCATGAACGCAATGCGCTAGGCGAAGAACGGACGCTTGGGCGCACGCGCACCGAACATCCGGCCAATGGCATCGGGCTTTTCGATCCGGGCGACGTTCTTCTCGCCGGGTGACAGCGAGCCGCGCACGGCCTCGGCGCACAGGTCAACCACCGTGTCCACGGTGTCATCGTGCGCTCCGGCGGGGAAGGCAAGCATCTCGTCCAGTACGGGCTGGAACGCGGGCAGTACCTTGCCACCCTCGTCCATCGGGAACAGGAGTTTGCCCTGCTCCACGAAGGGCTGCGCCCCTGCCGCCCGAAGGTGCTTGTCCGTGGTCCGCTCCACGGCGAGCATGGGCTGCGTGGACATGTCGCGGAACTGGTCGAAGATGCCCTTCTGCGGCCCGTTCGCCTCGGCCAGCACCACCGACGCACCCCGGCGCGACAGGAGGCTTGCGGCCTGCTTTGCGAACACGGGGAACGATTCCCGCACGCGCAGGATGTCGGTCAGGTACAGGTTCCGGGCGTGGTCAACCTCCCCGACGAGGCACACGCTGTAGTCGGGGTCATCGCGCTCCTGCGCCTTCTTGCCGTACCCCCAATCCAACGCGGCGATGGTCCGGGTCACCTTGGGCAGCGCGTCAGGGCGGTAGTACCCCACCCATTCGGGCCGGAACACCAGCAGGTCCGACGAGAGCGGGACGAGTTCGTAGGCGCGTGCGTAGCCCATCGGCCCCATCGCGGATCGGCGCAGGGTCAGGATCGACGGCGTAAACACCTCGGGCCACGGGCTTTGCAGTCCCTTGCACGGGCGGCGCAGCAGCGTCCCCTTCGCCTCGGCTTCCCTGCGCCAATCGGCGGTCAGGTCATCGACATGGAAGGGGGTAGCCGACCGCCACACGCGGGACGGATGCACGCCGGATGGGTCCAGCATCGGCAACCACACGTTGCTCACGGCCTCCTTGACCTGCTCACGCAGGGCGGGTTGCAGCACGGAGTTGCGGAGGTCGCACAGGTCATCGAACCACAGGATGTCCGCACGGCCACCCGTGCGCCCGAACACGCCGCTGGCCTGCACGGACGGGTCACGGCGGGGTGCCATGTTGGACGCGACCACGGACCACGCGGTGACGGTGTCCTCCCCCGGCTTGAGCGTCACGCCGGGGAACGTAGCCCGGTACATGGGGCTGCGGATGATGTCGCGGATGAAGCGGCTGGTAGCCGATGCCGTTTCATCGTTCTGTGAAACGATCTTGAATCGGGTGTCGGGTCGGACCCCAAGCCACCATGCGGTCAGGTAGGCGAAGGTCGATGTCTTGGCGTGCCCACGGGGGATTTCGGCGTACCAATCGTGGTGCGTCAGGGCGTGGTGCAGCATCTCCCGTTGCAGCCCGGACACGGACTTGCCGATGGCAAGCGCGATGAAGGCGGCGGGGTTCTCGCGGGCGGCGGCGACCGCCGCTTCCGGGGTCAGGGCTTGCGCTTGCGCTTTCGGCACGGCTTGGGGGATTTAGGCGCGGTGGGGGCAGCGGGGGCGGCGATGGACCGTGCAACGGCGGCGAGTTGGCTGTCGGTCAGCCCCTCCATGACTTCCACGCGCTCCGTGGCGGTGCCAGCGTCAAGTCGTGCGATTCGGTCCAGTTGCAGCACCGCGTCGATGCGTTCCCGGCGCAGGTGCGCAAGGCATTCGGCAGCACGGATGCGGTCACGGGTGCTGGCATTCGGATCATCCATGATCGACCGAAGGGTGCCGGGGATGGCCTTGGAAGCCTCCACGGGAACTTCCCACCCGTCGTAGACGGCTTCTTCAATGACGCGCAGGTGTTGGCGTTGTTCCCAACGCGCTGCCCGGTCGCCCCCCATGCCCCCCGGCGTATCGGTGGGGTTCTCCATGTGTATGCCCTCCTGTCAGGATACCTTACGCGGGACGGCGACGAGGTCATAGCCCACGGCGTTCAGCAGGCTGATGGCCGTGGGCAGGGTGGGGGTGGTGCTGGTCAGGCTCTCGGGGTGGGTCAGGATCGCGTCCACCGTCTGCACCTTGCACAAGTCGGCGGCGTGACACTCTTTGGCGAAGGCGTAGCGGGTGCGCCCCTGTTCGTGCAGGGCGGCAAGGATTGCCGTCCGCACCGCGTACGGGGAGTCGATGGTGTGCGTCATGCCGGGAGTGTATCCCCGCTGTGTGGGGGGTCAAGTCAATAAACCGCCCACGGGGGCGTTTCCGTCGTGGAAGCCTGCCGTGGGCGGGAGACACGCGCTTGCGCGCGATGAGTTGGTGTCAGCGTATACGCAGGCTGCTGCCTCGGGGCAACAGTTCGCAGCCGGGAATGCTGTCCCCGGCCTCCAGCGCGGCGCGGATGAGTTCCTTGTCAGGCTCCCGCACGATGCGGGTCATGGCAGCGGGCAGGTCATCGACCGCGCCGGGGTCGATGACGAGAGGCTGCTTGCCCCCGTTCGCCTGCACGGTGATTCGGAAGCGGGCGGTTTCCATGCGGGTGGTCCCGGTGGCAATCATGGCATCCCGCAGGCGTTCCTTGAGGCGTTGAGCGAGGGTCGCGTCCGCGTCCGCAAGGGCGCGGATGCGCTTGACCTCCTCCGTCCGGGCGGTGGCGCGCATCTCCAGTTCGCGGATGACCCCCGCGTACCCTTCCGCCTTGCTCTCAAGGGCCGCTTCCAGCCCCTTCAGGTGTTCGTCCAACGCGGTCATGGCTTCGGGGCTGTCCGCGCCCCCCTCAAGCATCGCGTCGATGACCGACTGCATCTCGCTGCTGATGTGGTACAGGCTCATGGCTTCCTCCGGTTTCAGAACGGCAGGGCGTTCGCGTCGGCATCGACCGTCGCGGCTTCCTGCACGCAGTTCTTGATGTGCGTGATGTCCAACGCAGGCCCGATGCGGAACATCCCAAGGATGCGCTTCTGTCCCACCGCGTCCTCAAGGCACGCGGCGAAGTCCTCAATTTTGGTCTGCACCCATGCCCGCCCGTGGTCGGGGTGTTCGACCTGCACCGCGTGCGGCCTGCCCTGCCTGCGGGTGACGCGGCAGACGGTCACCTCCCCCTCAAACTCGTCGGGGAAGCGGTCCATCACGCCGTTGGGCTGCGCCGGGGCTTCCGGGGCGGGCGGTGCGCCCTTGGCGCGGTCGGGCTTGAACGCCTCGCGGTTCGTGCGCTGGCGCGGCTGCTGCTTCGCCTGCTCCGTTCGGTCGGCGCGGTCGGCATCGCCATCGTCATCTTCGTGGGGGTCGCCCACGATGGCGCACAGGCTGATGAGGCTGTAGCGGCGCAGGTAGGTGACGGTCGATCCGGCCTGCTGGACGTTGGCCCCGCCTGCGATGGGGAACGCCATCGTTTCCCGCATCCATTCGCCGGAAGCGTGGATCATGCTGGTGGTGACGGCCACGCGGCTGTCCGCGATGCTGACCGACTGCATGAGCGCGATGCCCTGCTTGGCGAGGGGCTTGCGGACGGCGTTCAGCACGGCGGCAAGGGTGCTGAAGCGTGACTCGAAGTGCGGGTTGATGCCGTCCAGTTCCGGGTTGTCGATCTCCAAGTGCGCCTTGGCAAGCGCGGCTGCGATGGCTCCCGTCGTTTCGCTCGTTTCCATGTCTGTCTCCTTGCCCGGACCCGCCGGGTGCGGTGGGCGCGACCTGCGCCCGTGCGTCATTGTACCCCCGTTACGCGGGGGATGCAAGGGGCGGTCGCATCGCCCCCGTGCGGTTCAGTCCAGTTCGACCGGGTGGCCCTGCATCCACGCGGGAGTTTCGTCCGGACCTGCTTCAATGCTCTGCACAACGGCGTAATCGGTGCCGTACGTCAAACCCATCGCAGCGTCAATCACGAATGCTTGCAGCGTTTCCGACTTGTGATTGAACATCACGATGGCTTGCGTGGCCGTTGTCGCAGCCTTCAGCAGCGTGCTGGCCTCGCGCGCGGCATCGTCCCGGTGAAGCGCCCGCAGATTGCGCGTACCAACATGGTTTTCGTTCGCGTCGTAGAACTCGGTGAAGTAGTCCATCGGTCTCTCCTGTTCGCGCTATCCGGCGCGTGCGGTGCGGCGCGACCTGCGCCACACCCGTACTATACCCCCTCTGTAGCGGGGGTCAAGGGGTTGGGATGGGAAATTGGTGGATTTAGTCAGATTTCTTTATGGGGTAAATAACACGCCCCCGGCCTTGCGGCGACAGGGGCGTGCTTCCGGGGGCTTGGAAGGGGCGGGCCGTCCGTGGCCTCGCCGCACAGGAGGCTACAGGGCTGCGAGGGCCGCGTCAAACGCCTCCTGCGTTGCGGAGGCGGTGGTGCCGTCCCACGCGGCGTAGGCGCGGGCCTGCGCGTCCTTCGACCGCACGCTCCACCCGGCGCGAAGGTGCTGGATGGCGTTCGTCGCGGCGTTCGCGGCCACCCACAGGTTCGCGCCGTAGACCTGCGCTTCGGTGTCGAACACCTGCGCGGCGTGAGCAAGGAAGGCGGTGGCCTTCTCCCGGCGGTTCTCGTCCCACTTGTTCTTCACCTCGGTGGGCACCGGGCCGTCCAACCGCAGGAGAACGTCGGCCCACAGGTCGCGGACGCTCTCGCGGTTGACCTGCTTCGCGGCCAGCGTGCGGGCAAGTTCCTGCCCGTCGTTGATCGCCGCGAACCACCGCTTGATGTCGGCGGCGAGCATTTCGACCTTGCCGCCGATGTTCATGGTGTGCCGATGGGACCATGAGCGCGTCGTGCGGATGGCCGCGTGGAAGGTGTTGCTGCACACCACCCGCACCCCGGTGGGCTGCACGCGCAGGGCCAGCGTTCCGTCGTGGCCGTTGGCGAGGAACAGGTAGGGCACCGCCTCGTCGCCGCGCCCGGTCATGTCCACGCTCGGGGCGCGCAGCAGCATCCACACGCGCTTGCCGCCCCGGATCGTTCCCGCGCTTTCGACCTCCACCCCCCGGTCGCTCCCGGCATCGCGCAGGGCGTAGGCGAGGTCCGCGAGGGTGCTGTTCTGCACCGGAACGTAGTCCTTGCCGACCACCCCAAGCAAAGTGTGATCGTCGCTGCGGACCAGCATCTTGCTTTCTCCCGTCACCACGCGCCGCTCGTCCTGCTGGCCCGCGTTGAAAACCCCGGTGAGGCTGTCCGACTCCATGACCTCCCATTCCATCCCGGCCAGCCGCAGCGCGGCGTAGGGGTTCGGTGCGCCCTGCACCACGGTGCCAAGCCCGTGCCACGCCTTCTGATCCGCCAGCACCAGCCCGTCGTTCGATTCGATTTCGTGCGCCATGTTTCAGTCTCCTGTGTCCCGCGTCCGGCGGGGTCGGGTTGAGCGACCTGCTCAACACCCGTACTGTACCCCCGTTTCGGCGGGGGTCAAGGGGTGGGAACGAGAAATCGGTGGATTTGGTCAGATTTCTTTCGGGGTAGATAAATCCCCCGGTCGCGGGCAACCATCCCGGCACCTACCGGATGGCCGCGTGGACCCCGCGCCGGGGGTTGTTCAGGGGTGTTCGTACGCCCATCCGCCCTTGGGCGGGCACGGCACGATGCGGATGATGGCCCCGGACCCCATGCCTTCCGGCGACCACTCGCGTTCAATCGCAATCGCGGCCACCTGTCGGTCGTTGGCGTAGGCAATGCCCGCCAGCGCGTCACAGATGGCGCGAGCCAGTTTGTCGCAGTCCGCGTAGCCGGGGCGGGCAGGCGCGCCGGGGGTGATCGTGCCGTCCTTGCGGTAGTGCTTCTGCGGGCGCACGAAGCGCACGCGAACGTGCAGCATCACATCCCCGACGTAGGGCTGCACCTTCCACTCTCGCGCCGCCTCCGCGACAGCGGTACGCCACGGCTTCACGCGCTTGGAGTTCTCCAACATCACGCTGCGCCCGTTCTTCAGGCGCACCAGTTTCTTGGAGCCTTGCGCGGCGGGGTCGCCGTCCACCCACACCATGTAGCCCTCGGGCCTCATCCCTCGCCCTCATAGAGAGCGCGGCGCACCTCGGCGTGCTGGATGACGCGGTCGATCCTCGTCGCCCGGAGCAGGTCGCGGGATGCCTCGGCCTCCTCCGCTCGTCGGGTCAGGCGGTCCACCTGCCCGCGCAGGAAGTCCAGTTCGTGCTGCACCGCGCTGGAGCGCAACGCCCGCAGTTCGTCCTCCAACGTGTCGTTCTGAATCATCAGCCACACGCAGCGGTTCGTCTTGTTCATCGCATCCGCCTCGGCATCGACCGCCCGTGCAAACAAGTCCTTTCGGTCGAACGAATCAAGCCGTCGCCCGCCCTTGGCGCAGTAACGGCACATGGAATCCTCGTCGCACAGCCCGTACTCGCATCCGCATTCGCCCATCTCATGTCTCCTTTCTGTCCCGCAACCATGCGGGTATTGCCCTGTCGATGCTCATGTTGGTCACCTCGTACCAATCCATGAGCGTTCCGATGGCCTCAAGCCCAGTATCCGGCTCGCACTCACCCGTCTGCATGGAACGCATGACGGAGCGGATGGCACGATTGTGCTTCCTCCGCTCGTTCTCAAGCGTCCATTCGGGCCTTCGGTGCTGCACGGACATGAGGGTAGCCATGTTCATTCCGGCACCGAAGCGTTCGGCACGCGCTGAAGCCTCACGCACTTCGGCGCGACCACGCGGACGCGCACCTTGTGCGTCGTGCATCCGCACCTGCACGCCTTCATCGGCGCGACCTCAAAGTAGACGGGGACCGGGCCTGCGTCGGAGTGGGCGTGAACCATCACGGCCTCGCCCCCGATGCCCGTGCCAAGCGTCACGACGAGGTGCCCAATGTCAGATGCCTTCGTCATCGAACGCTCCTTCGACGTAGGCGGGGAGCCATTCGTCAGTCAGGTAGTGCGCGAGAATGTCCACCCAACGGGCCTTCGCCTGCGGGATGCTCATGGTCGGCCTGTACGGGACGGTGGCGGTGAACTCCACGGCATCGGCATCCCGTTCGCCGTCCTGCACCACCACGCGGGCGGTCAGCAGGAACACCTCCGTGTCCGACTCGGTGACCGCGCCTTCGATGACTCGCGTGCGGCTGTACGCGGCGTGCGCGGCAATCGACATGACCAACGCCCCGGCAACACGGTGCGGATGTTCGACCGCCAGCAGTTCGCGGTCCTCGTCGGTCACCTCCACGAAATCCCATTCGCTCTGTGCGATGTCGGTCATTGTTCCCTCACTTCGTATTCCTGCAACTGCGAGAGCAGCCGCACGTTGCGGTCCCGCGACTCCTTCAGCATCGCGGCCCCGGCGTTCACCAACGCCTCAAGCCGTTCGATTTCGTCCGCTGCCTGCACCATCAACTCCGCTTCGACGCGGGGGGTCAGGCCGCTGGACAGCAGGCGCAACTGCGAAACGATGTGGTTGTTCATGGCTCTTCCTTGAAGCAAAACCATCCGCGTTCTAGCGCATAGTCACGCGGCGGATGAATCGACAGATTGCACACCTCCCGCCTCGCCTCGTCGCGCTCGGCGCAAACTTTATTGATTTCGGAAGCGGCGTGCAGCAAGAGCGGCCCAAGGCGATCAAGTTCCCGCCTCGCCTCGTCGCGCTCTGCCAGCAGCCGCACGATCTCGTCCGCTGCCTCGTCAAACAGGCACGGCGCATAGCACTCGCGGTTCGTGCGGAGGCGGTTCACGATGTCGGGGTCTGTCATCGCTTGCCTTTCGTGAACTGTGCGACCCGGTTCAGGTCGAACACGCCGGGGTTGTCGATGGCGTACCCGTCCCTTGCGTGAATGAGCCGCACGCCGTAACGGGTCCGTGCGCGGACCAGCATCATGCTCACGGCCCGCGTGGTGATTCCGTAGCGAACCGCAAGTGCCTTGCGCGTCCACCTCTTTCCGGCGTTGATCTGCGCGAGCAGCGCGAGCGTCCGGTGCGTGTCGTTTTCGGTTGTCTCCATCATCGGAAGTCCTCCGTGGATTCCGCGATGAAGCGGCCCCGTGCGTTCTCCTCAAGGTTGCGTACGAACACCCGCATCGCCGTCAGCAGCACGCGGTTGTTGCTCACCTTGGGGGTCATGCCGACGTTGCGCTGCATCTCCTCGCGGACAATTTCCTTCGCCCGCTGCATGAGCGTGCGAACCTCGTCGGCCTCCGCGTGATCTGTGAACTGGAAGCCGATCTGCTTCGTGCTTTTCGGTGTAGGCACCGCTGTCTCCTCACCCCGCTCCCGGCGGGTACGGTCGGCGCGACCTGCGCCTTGGTCAATAGTACCACCCCGCTACGGCGGGGTCAAGGGATGAATCGGAAATCCGTGACGGGAATCTCGTACATCGCTTCGATGTCGGCGGGGTCGTTGCGGTCGCGCCTGCCGCCCGTGATCGTCGGCCAATGGTTCCGGCGGCGGTTCTCCACGCGCAGCCAGCCCGTCCGGTCGCGCCACGCGACGAGCAGCCCGCCCATGCAGCCATGCTCCCGGCACGCCTGCGCGAGCGCGATGACCTTCGCTCGGCTGATGATGTAGGTGGGGTAGTGGTCGTGTTCGTGGCGGCGGCACTTCACCTCCACCAGCCCTGCCACCGTCCCGTCCGCACGCAGCACCTCAAAGTCGTACTCGGCAAGGCGTGCGGTTTCGACCGCTCGCAGCCCGGTGGCCTGCTCAAGCACGGCGACGGCCTCGCGCTGGCGGCGGCGGTCCTCGTCCCGTTCGTAGATCGGCCTCATGCCACCTGCTCCTTCAACCCAAGCCGATGCCGCATGACCGCGTCCGCGTTGCGGACCCCCTCCCAATCCGCCAGCAGGGTCTTGCGCAGGAACTCGTAGGGGTTGATCCCGCGTTCGCCCCACTCGGTCAAGGCGCGGTTCCACGCGGCCACGATCAGGTCCGGGCCGACCCCCTTCTCGCGCAGCCCCTTGATGTACCCCCGCTGCTGCGCGGCGACGGCTTCCGACGGCAGGATGCGATTCCCCGGCCACCGTGTTATGCGCCCCATCTCCTGCGGGGTCGGGTCGCGCAGCACGACATCGCCGGAAATGCCTTTAGGCGCGTCGGAAGGGGTCGGTTGCGGCGTGGACCCGTCCGAACGCTTCGGACGCGCCTGCGTCGATCCCTGCCCCCTTGCCGGGGAAACGGCTGTGGGCTTGGACCCTTGCTTTGCAGAAATCCCCTCCCCTCCCCCTGCACCCCCACCCGTAGGGTGGGGGGTTGTAGGTGTAGGTGTAGTTGTAGCAGCCAATGCGGTCGCATTGGGTACCCCATTGGGGTTGCCATTGGGGTTGCCATTAGGGTCGCTATGGCCACCCCATCGCCGCGCCGCCCCGCGCCGTCCCGCGTCGGCGGCAGTTTCAATTCGCGCTATCGACTTTTCGCGCTCCCGTTCCATGCGCGGATGCACCAGCCCGTTGGGGCCAAGGTGGAAGCGCGCCCGCAGGACGGTCCAATCCTCGTCCGTCAGGTCGCATCGGGTGATCCGGCTGCACACTTCCCGGCTGTCCGGGATGCTGCCGTTCGTCCATGCGTAAAGCAGCAGTTGGGTGAACGCCCATCCCTGCTGCGGCGTGAACATCGCTGTGCTGGTCAGGAAGTCCGTTGGGTACATCGGGAACCATTGAGGCTGTGCCATACAGGGTCCAATCGCCGGGAGGGGCGGGGGAGCGGGTGCAAAGCGACCCCGCCCCGTCCACGGCTTTCAAGATGGTGAGCAGTTGCACCCGCTCATCCCGCGAGCGCGGGACACCCCCATCATACCTCCTTCCCGGCGGGTGTCAAGGGCGGGCAGCAGCGGGCGCGTTCCGCGTTCCGCCCTGCCCCGGCGGGAGGTTCCATCGTTACCCCATCGGTGATATCGGCAGGGGTCGTACCTCGCGGCCTTGTGCCCTGCCCCGAGTGGGATTCGCGTGCGCGAACGGACGCTGCACCCACATCTCCGCACTCAAAGCATAGCAAAGTGGAAGTTTATCTTCCACTTTCTTGAACCCGTTTGCGTGTCGATTCAATCGACAAGTCCGCATAAGCGGTTCAAATCCGCCACAGTTGTGAACAAGTGTTGCCCTTGCCTGCCGCCCGTATACGTTTCTTCACGCAACGAGCGTTTCGTAAGCGGAAAGGAGAATCCGTAAGAGTTTCTTACGGGGTGCGCCTGTAGCGCAAACGCCACAGCAGGCGGGACAGGTCGTTGGCCGTCGCATGCACAGCCGATTCGTCTAGTAAGGGCAACGAGGCGTGCAGGGCTTCGTGGATGATGGTGTCCAACTGGTCGGCCTCACCCTGCCACGTTCCAATTCGGATGACCCGGCCCTCGGCCTTGCCGGGATCGACCATGTCCCCGTAGTCCTTCATGTTGGCCGCGAACCGCAGCCGCCAATACTTGCCGCCAAGCCGTACGCGCATGATCTGTCCTTCTCAAACGGCCAGTTAGTTCGCGTCGTGAATGTCCCACGCAATCCGTGGCGTGCCGCGCCGTACCCCTGTTCGACTTACCGCAGCCTCCCATCGGGTGTAAAGCCGAATCCATTTTGCCCGAACCGGGGTCGGGCCGACTCCCTTTTCAACGATCCACCCGCCCGACCCGTCGCCCCAATCTTTCTTGTAGGTGCCGCAACGGATGAAGTCTGCGTGTCGGGTCCGCACCTCGTACAAGCCGTTCCGTGTCTCTAGGTACTCCCGTGCGATGCCGACGATGTTCGACTGGTGGTTGTGCCCGACCGCGATGCAGTCCACGCCCTCCACCCATGAGAACATCCGGCGGCTGTCAAGCACGCCCATCGACATCGGGGCCGATCCGCCGCTGCCGTGGTGATATCGCATCGTCCAAGTCATCCGGCAGTTGTTCACTTGGCAACGAATCTTGACCCACCCGCCGTAACCGCCCGCGCCCATCTGACTCGCGGGGTTGTGAACCTTGATCGTTCGGACAAGGTTTGTCGTGGGGCAAGTTTCGTGATGCTTGAGCCACGCCGATTCGTGATTCCCCTGCCCAAGCACGCACCAGTTCTGCGCGTAGGGCGCGTACTGCTCCGCAGCATCGTCAATCACCTTGTCGAAGTACGCGGCGGCAAGTTGGCTGGAGCGCAACTGCGACTTGCTCTGTCGCCTGTCCGAAACCCCCTGCATCAAGTCCAGCGTGTCGCCTAGGTCGATGATGATGGCGCGACGTTCGATGGCCTCATCAAGATGTCGCATCTCCGTTTCCCGGCAATTCTTCGGGTTGTCCGTATGCGCGTCCGAGCGGACCAACACCCATTGCTCCCAATTTGACGATACCGGGTCGCAGTCGATGATGTGGATGTTCTTGCCGTGGTGCGATGCCTTGAAAGGCACAGCCGCAGACGAGGGCTTTGCCCTTTGCTTCGGTGCGGGCTTCGCGTTCCCTCGTCGCTTTGCCATCGGTCATCCCTCCGGTTTCGGATCGTCGCCGTTCTTGAACGGCACCAGTTTGTTCAGGGCTTCGCGCCTTTTCTTGCACCCGCCGCATTCCTTGATGCCGAGCGTCTTGGTGACCTTGGCTACGGCATCGCCAAGTCCTCGCATCCGCGAACCTTCGGACGGCTGATCCGTGAGCGCGACCTGCGGCGCGGTCGGCTGGCCTTCGGGCGTGGAGTTCGCTTCGGAGCGAACGGGCTGCACCTTGGCGTTCGGCAACGAAACGAGGATCAGCGGAGGATTGGAGTAATCGCCGTTCCGGGCTTCCCGGTGTTCGCACGTTCCGCATCCCGCCATGTCAAGCCCGCGAATGCAGCGCGGAACAAAATCCTGCATTTGGCAGGACTTGCAATCAACGACTTCCTTCTCGTAGTTGCCGATGCGCAGTCGGAGCGTGTTCATGTGAGCGTGATTGTGTTGGCGTTTGTCTTGCAGAAAATCTTGGGGTCGTAGTACGCCTCATCGCACAATTCGGCGCACTCTCCCACGGGAGTGATTTGGCAATACTCGCAGTCGTTGATCGCAAACTGAAGCGGGTACGTTCGGCAATCGGTGGAAGGCTGGCACAGCCCGCAGATCGAACTGTACCCGTAGATCAGCACCACCCATGTCTGCGAAACCGGGTCAAAGATTTCGATGTCGTTGTAGGGCCACACGCTGCCAGCGGACCACGCGATTTCGTCGCATTCGACGTACGCCTGCGGCGGCAGGTTGTCGCCAATGCACCCCGAAAAGGAGGTTTCGTCCTGCGACACCGGAATCATCTCATACCGCTTGCCGCAGCCGTATTCGGCCGGGGACAGGCAATTCCCGCTGATGGCCGTGTTCACCACGTTGCGGACGCTCAACACGGGTTCAAAAATCTGACACGCGCAAACGCGGTAGCGGATGCTCGTCCCCGTCAGGTAAACGCACACCTGCTGCGATGCCGGAAGAATCTCCGCGTGATCGACATTCAGCGTGTCCCCCGGCGAAAACGGCGGGCGCGGACTCAAATCGAATCCGCAGTCCACGCACGACTGCCTGTAGCCGAACCAAAAGCACTCGCCCCCGTCACCGAGAGCCGTCGCCGTGATGACGGGATTCAGTCGGGCGTTGATCCGTTGCGCGATGCCGAATGCGTTGCCGCTCAAGATGTTCAGCGTGTAATCGCAGATTTCCATGCACGGAACCGCCAGCGGTCCCGGGGGCCATTCCGTGTTGATGATGCACGGGTCTTGGTCGGTGATCTGCTTGATCGACACCAAGCCCATGTAGAAGTTCCTGACCTGCTCCTGCATCTCGGGGTCTTGCGAAGAAGGATCAAGCCCTTCGTTCTCCGCAAAGCAGTACGGGAAGCAAATCTTCATCACCTCGGCAACATGGTCCGCGCATCCGGTTTCCATTCCTGACACGACGGAATAGAAGGTGAACAGCGAATGCGACCCGGTGGGGTCTTCGATGTTGATGCACAGGTCCGGGTCTTGTTCGCAGATATCGCCTTCGATGCAGCAGTAATCAAGGGCGGCAGGACAGTCAGGGCAGACGGCAGGCGTAGATTCGACTTGCAGGTAAATCCCGGCCTGTTGGTCGGGAATCATCGACTGAATGATCTGCGTGAGGTCGGGGATGCAGATTCCGACGCGCTGTTCCGCGTCGATTCCCGTCGTTGCGTACGACTCCCTCGGGAAATCGCGGTCGCAGCAGACGCAGTCGCGCCCGGCGGGATTTGGCGAGAACGCGACTCCCCATTTCTTGTAGCACGCAGTCATGTTGCTGCGCATGGTCAGCGGGCAACTTTCGTTCGTGCCGAACTGGTCGCACTTGTCGTAGCAGTCGGCCACCGTGTCTGCGCATATGTCCTGCGGCGGCGTTACGACGGGCTGGCCCTCAACCTCAAGGTTTCCGATGCCCCCGACGGGAACGTGCGTCTGCGGTTCTGCGGAGCAACACGGCTGTTCGCCTTGGTCGCGGACGGAAAGGAGCGTCCCCACGTTGATGGGATTCAAGCCCGAACCCGGCGGGCACGGGAACGGCGTTGGGGTAAGCCCCTTGAGTTCGTACGCGCAGCCCAAATACGAAATGAGGTAGCACTTCGTCGGGTCAAGCGGCACCGGAATGCCGATGAACTCAAGATACGACTCGCAGAACTCAATCTGCGGAGGTCCGTCACAGCAGGCAACGTCGCAACACAACAACCCGGAAAACGCGTTGCAACGATCCGCGTAGTACGTCACCCCGGTGACGCAGCAGCAGGAATATGCCGTGGTTGCGCTCACAGCATGAATCGCTTGCCGTGCTTGCCCTTCACCCACCAGCCAAGGACGAACCCGGCAACAACACAGAGCGCGGACCACCACATCGTTCCGAGAGCATCAGCGAGGAGCATTCTTCTTCCTTTGTTGGGCCTTGCGAAACGCCGCGTCGAACTCCGGGTCACTACGGAGAGCGGCCACCATCTCCCGATCCCCTTCGGGTCGGTCGGGATCAAGCATATCAACCGCCAGTTCTGCCTGTGCTACTTTGCGACGGGGCAACCACCCCACGGCCACCCGGATAAATTGACCAATTCCGCTGAACCACAAAAACACCACGATGGCGATGACGAGCGCGGCCCCGGCCACCCACGCAATCGCCTGCCCCCACCACGGCGTGACGTTCTGCGTTCCCGGCAGGTAGCCGTGAATCTGCGCCGCCAGCAGGTCAATTCGCTCCGCAGCCTGCACCACCACATCGTCGCCTGTCTCTTTGCCGTGCAGGAGGAGCATCCGGGCCTCCATGCGTATCTCGTTCGCGCTGCCCGCGATGTTCTGCGTAGCCCCGCATCCGGCGCAACAACTAACGGCGGCGGTCCACATCCAGTTGGCGTTCAATCTTGTCAAGCCGCGCATTGATGCTCTCCTGTTGGGTCACCAATCGCATCAGCAAGCGGTCATGGTGCAAGAACGCTCCAATCACACCACCGCTTACGGTCACGACAACGGCAATGATTGCAACCCAATCGCGCACGGACAGTTTTACGATGTTGTTCCGCTCTAAAGTCATGTTGTCAGACCAATGGAGGCACTACCGAGTTTGAATGCCAATGCCCATTATTGTTGATCGCCAACTTCCAATGTTCGTGTCCCAAGTTCTCTGACTTCATCAACATGAAGTGTGCCCGAAAACTATTGCTTGAGTCAAGTTCTTCGCCAATGATGAACAACCCCCCATCGGCATCTGCCCCGGCCTTCCGACGAATCTGATTGGTGATCCGACTACCAATTCCGCCCGTGGTAAGATAGAAATTGTTGACAAGCACCTTATGCGAAGTGTGATAGTGAATCAGGGTCGTAGTGGGTGAAGTGCCGCCGAACCCACCGAACTCCATGCTGTTGATCGTGATGTTCACGGCGTTGTCAATGTCAAGCGCGTGAGTCGATGGCCCGCTTGGATGCGAGATGGCCGTGGCTGGCCCAACCAAGAACGGGGAGTTGAACGTAATGCTCCGACACAATTCAGGCAATGCACGATTGCCAAGTTGAATGGGCAGCACCACGTTCTCAAAATACGGGGAGTTGATCGTCCATCCGCCGTAATCAACCCCGTAGAGAGCCATACCAACTACGCCGCCTTGACAACACACGTTGGACAACGTCGAGCCAGTTCCCGAAATCGGAGCAACCGGGTTGTACGGGCTGACGCTGCCCGCATTCGTTTTCTGCGACAGGAAATTGAAGTTGCAGAAGTTTGACGTATAGAGCGTGTCCAAGTGGTTGGCATTGAAATCCCGCGCCGCCCAAAAACACGCGTTGCTGATGGTGGACCCCTCGGTGGACAGCCGATGGAACGTGCAGCCGAACGATCCATCCACGACGAACCCGTTAGTGCACGTTGCGTTGCGAACGTTCACGTTGGACATGCCGCCAAAAATTGCGCACGACCATACGACGGCATGATTGAACGTGCCTGAAATCGTCACATCTTTGAGGAACTGATACGACCGGAACGTGCCCGTAAACGCTCCAACAAACGTTGTGACAACCGCGCCTGTCACGGAATCCGCTTGGATGATCGTTCCCGCGCCGCTTCCGCGAAGCGTCTTTCCGTTCGGAATCTCAATCGTTGATGTAACCCGATAGGTTCCTTCCGGCAGATACACGGTCTTGGCGTTGCTTGCCAACGCAAGCGCAATGGCCGCGCCGTCGTTGGCAACACCATCTCCAACAGCCCCGAAGTTCTTGACGCTGGCAACATCATCAAGGCGGCTTGCGACCGTTCGCGTCACGGCCCCGCTTCCCGTAGATGTGTAATTCACCAACGAGGCATCGGATACAAGGCTTGCAACAGGAACGTGATCCCATTGAGAACCGTTGAACTGCCACACATCTCCGACCGCAGGGGTAGAAAAATTGATTGGTTGAGTTGCAAATAATCCCGCGTTCGCCGTGATGGTGTTGGCCGGAACGTGCGACCATTGCAACCCCGTAAATTGCCAAACATCCCCGATGCTTGGCGTAGCCGTGTCGATGTTGGACGAAGCCAACCTTGACACGGTTGGGTTCGGATAGTTTCCAGACAGATCGCCCGCCGCCGCTCCTGATGGGTTTCTCGCGTTTGACAAGCGCACATCCGTTGCGCCGACAAGTTGCGTGGCCGATCCGCCTCCGCTCGGAGCAATATCCGCAGCGATGGTTCCAGCCTGCGTGATGGTGCCACCCGTCAGCCCTGTGCCTGCCGTAATGCTGGTGACGGTGCCCGACGCAAGGGTTACGCCGATGTTGTTCGTCGTGACGATGACCTCTGCGCTCATTCTGTTCCTTTAGTCGCTGACGAGCCTCTGCGATTTGTCTTGTTTGCTACGGTGATTGATGTATGCACGCGACCCGCCGACAATAACGACATCATCCAAACGTGAACAGGGTAAAGGACCGACTCCCGGTAAAGTTGTTTTTGATTCGGATGGGTTCGTTTGCGGTTGCCACATCCCGCCCAATGCCAAGCGTTCCGGCAACGCTTGGCGGGCCACCTGATGCGGCGATGTCCGCTGCGCTGTTAGCCCAATTCGTGATGAGCGTCCCGCCCGTGGCACCCTGCAAGGTGAACATGGCGTTGGCCGTGCCGCCGATGTTGTTGGACACGATCAAGAACGTGGCCCCTTCCGTATTGACATACCTTCGCGGGAAAGTGTGGGAGGCTCCGCTGGCAAGCGTCACGGTTTGAATCGACATCCCCGCATACCCTGCCTGCATCGGGGCGCAGCCTCCAAGTCGCGGAATGAACGACAAGCCCGTGGCACCTTCCTGTGATGCCTCCAACCCGATGTTGACGTTCGCAATGGCCGTGATGTTGGTCGGGTACAGCGGAGCAGCCGCCGTGCTGTCAATCAGGTGCGCCACGGCGGTGCCGCTGGCATTCACGTTTCCGACGCAGACAAAGTGGTTGCTGTCAAACGTCCCGACCGACCCGGCGACCATCAGGCTTCGCTGCATCTTGCTGGCGTAATTTTCAGACACCGTCATATACATCTTGCCGTTCGACACGGCACCGTCGCGGAGTCCGACGAACGCGAAATCCTGCACCGCCCCGCCAAGCATTCTGTTGTTCCGAATTGTGATAAAGGCTGGCTGCGCGTTCGCCCCTGTCATCAGCGCAGCCGTTTGCTCTGCCGTCTGCACGATCTGCCGCAAGTGTCCAACTGCCTCTGGCACATTGTTGTAGATGACGTTGTCCGTAAAGATCAGGCTGCGCGGTCGCATCCCGATGTTGTTGGCGGAATAGTAACTGCCAAAGCAGTATCCGCCTTCGTTCAGCGCAGGAGGCGTGTTTAGCACGCTGAACGGATTTTGCCCGCCGGGAGCAAGGTCGTAGTGAAACACGTTGCCCGTAATGACTCCTGCAGAACCTTGAACGTCAAGGATTCCACCAAACGTCTGCAACGCGCCGTTTGATGTTGTGCCGCATGGCTTGATGGCGAATCGAACGGTGTTGTTGGACAGCGTGGTTTCGTCGTTCTGAATCTTGACCGACCGACCCTTGCAGTTCACAAACGTGTTGTTGACCACGATGGCGCGCGACGGAACATACGTCGATCCGTTGGACAGCCCGCCGAAAATGCTCAAGCCATCGACATCAATGTTGAAGTTAGAAACGTCGGTGTTGGAGTTCGTGATGTTCGCAATCAGGCATCCTGCGACATACACGTTTTCCGGGTATCTCGTTGCGCTGTTTGCAATGAAAATCCCGAGGGTGGATGAGGTGAACGGGATGCTTGCGTTCAACGCCCTGCTGTGATTCTCTGAAACCGTGTTCGTGATTGACACATATTTGAACCCGCCACCGAACCACGCCCCACAGTTGGTCGTGACCCCCGCGACCCCTCCGACGATCCCAAACGTATTTCGGAATGCGCAGCGCTCGATGTAGACGGAATGATCGCCTTGCGTGACCGAATCCTCCACCTGAAGGCAGGTCAACGCCTTTTGATTTGCGTCAAACGACAGCCCCGACACCTTGAGCGTCATGCTGTTCGGAATCAGGTAGATCATCTGTGCGACATGGCCCGAGGTCGGGTCACAGACAATTGTTGCCTCCTGCCCGATGATCTCCAGCGGCCCGGTCAGCGTCTTGAGAATCTGCCGCGTTCCGGTCGCCTTCATCACATATGTTCCGGCCGGGAAGAACAAGGTTTTCCCCATTGCAGCCGTCAACGCAGCATCTATAGCAGCCGTGTCATCGGCATTTCCGTCCCCGACGGCCCCGAAGTTTTTGACGCTGATGACATCGTTCAGGCGATTCGCAACAGTCCGCGTGACAACTCCCGACCCGGAGGCGGTGTAGTTGACCAGTGTTGCGTCCGTCGCAACGCTTGAAACAGGAACGTGATCCCACTTCACCCCGGTCCATTGCCACACATCGCCAACGCTCGGGGGGTTCTGATCAATCGGCTGCGTGGCAAACAAAACGGCATTCGTGGACAAGGTGTTCTGCGGAACGTGAATCCATTGGGTTCCGTTGAACTGCCATACATCCGCGATAGATGGCCCCGACGTATCTACGGCCGTTCCCGCCAGCCGCGTCACGGACGGGCTTGGGTACGACCCCGACAAATCGCCTGCAGCGGCTCCCGAAGGAGTCCTTGCGTTTGACAACCGCAAATCCGTGGCACCAACAAGTTGCGTGGCTGTTCCGCCGCCGTTTGGCGCAAAATCCGCCGCAATCGTTCCGGCTTGTGTGATTGTTCCGCCCGTCAGTCCTGCGCCTGCGGTGATGCTGTTGACGGTTCCTGTCGCAATCGTGATTCCGATGCTGTTGATCGAAACGGTGATTTCCGCACTCATGCGCCAACCTTTGGGTTGACCTGTGCCTGCCCGTTCTCGTAGTACCGTCGCACAATCCCGCCTGCCCATTCAACCTCAAAATCGAATCGGCAATTGCCCGTCGGGAAGGTCGCGGTGGTCGCCGCCGGAACCACCAACTTCTTGATTCCTGTCGTGGGCGGGACAATATCCACGATCATTCCATTGGTAATGGTCGCGTCCAAAAACGGAACCGCGTTTGGTTGCGCAACTCGCACACGCCAGTTCGTTGCTGTTGCAATATCGGTTATTCCCGACAAAGCAATCTGCTGCTCGTAGGTCGCGCCCTTCAGAAAGAGAATCTGCCACTTGTCCATGTTGCCTCCGTGTTAGACCCCGCCCTGTCCGCCTTCTTCCGTGCATTCAACACGAACGGCGTTTGCCATGACAAACCAATATTGCGGAACCGGGACCGTTTGCGTGGACCCGTTGCTAATAGCCGGAAATTGCTCCACCATCATCACCAAAGTGTTGGGTGGAATTGGCAAGGGAGTAATGGTGGCATTCGGATAATCCGTTTGCGCAATGCCCGGGGCAATCACTCCCGTCTGTGGGTTGTTTGAATCCTCAATGACGTTGCGTGCCGTTCCGGTCCTGTTGAACGGGGTGAGTGGAACGCTCATGGGACAAGTGATGTTCGGACTCGGCTCACGTTCTGAAAACGTGTATGACCACTTCCATCCTGAACAGATTGGGCTATTGCCAGTAATGAGAGCAAGGAACACACGCGTGTTCGGCGGGGCCGTGTCCGTCATGGTCGCGCCTGACCACAGGCGACGAACGTGGCTCATGCCCTTGGACAGCGTGATGTCCTTTGGGTCGCACGGCAGCATCCCATCCGGCCCGAGCAGCCAATCAGACGAATCGCACTCCGTGACCGTCACGGGAACGATCTCACCTCGCCTGCGGGCCAACGAGTACCGAACCATCGTGCACCGGAACGACCCAAGCGGCACCGCAACCCATCCGGCCCACCCAATCTTCCCCGGCATGACCGATGCACGAACCGCCATCAGACCCGCCACCTGCGCGTTGTACGCCGCGTAATTCCAAGACGGTGCCGTAGAGCCGAGGATGGACGATGCGGGGCTACCGGGATTCAGGCCCGGGGTGCTGCTAGCGACAAGCGGGCGAGGCTCCTTCGTCAGCCGCGTACCGTTGGTGCCGCGAGTTCTTCCGGTCGTGATGGCGTTCTGCCACCCAAACTCCTTTTCCGACGAGAACATCAGCGTGGTCGTGTCGGTGTCCGTGTTGTTGTAACGAGTCTTGCCCTCAACAGTCCGATACGGATACGACACCGTTACGGAGGCTGGCAGCGCATTGACTTGATAAGCGTCCAGCCCATACCACAGGTTTGCAAGCGGCTCCGTCACCGTGAAAGCGTTGGACGGTGCCGAGGCACCGCCGACGTAGGCCACCTTGTTGGTGGTCATCCATGAATTGAGTTCGGAGGCATCGCCGCCAACGTCCGTCAGGATCAGCGGGTGCGTAGAACCCATGTCCCGCTGCCACACGAACCCCGTGCCCGCCGCAAGCAAATCCATCGCCATGCCGACGCTGCATTCCGGCGTGAACAGGTGGTCCGCAACGCGGTCCAGCAACGACGAATCGGGGTTGTACGAACCCACGGATATACCGTTGACCGTGTTCGTCAGGGAACCCACAAGCGCATTCATCAGAGCAAGCGGCGTTGCGGCGTTTGCAGAAGCAACCGTCGTGTTCCACCGACCGTCCGCGCTAAACAACGGGCCTCGCAGCGGGTTCGCTGACAAGGCATTCAACTGCGTCTGCGCCCAAAACCACCGTTCGCAGACCGCCTCAACCAATGCCACGCCCGCCCCGTTTGCGACCATGAACACGGGCTTCGGCGGCAGCAAGTAGAACGTCCCCTGCATCAACGATGCCGCGTCGGTTCCCCAATGAAACGATGCGGACGGCACCTGCCCGACGACTTGGCTTCCGTACAACGTCGCAAGTTTGTCTTGCGCAATCAACACCCTGATGCGCGTCCATCGTGTCGCTCCCGATGGCACCTCAACGCTGAACAAGTCCGATTCCGACAGCCCCATCGTCGCGGCAAGGTCAAGCAGATCGCCGTCCGGCACAAGGGCCGGAATCTTCACCGATCCACTCGTCTGAAAGTACGCCGTAATCATGTCACGAAGGTCGCGGTAGTCACGACGTATTGCTGGCGCGCATCCGCCGCCGCCGCAAGGGTCGTGGAGTTCGGGCTGTCCGAGTTGGCGGTGGTCGTTAGCGACACAGGAGGCAGAAGCCCGTTGTTCGGGGTTCCCCAACGGCGCATCTGCGCCCCGCTCGGGGATGTGAAGGTGGCGAAACCAACGGTCGTGCTTGAGCCTGTGTCGTAGACGGCATATGCACGCTCGTAGATTCCGCTGAACATCCTGTTGCCCTGCGCGTCGTATTTTCCGTGAGACACCCGCCAATCCTCTGACAGCAGTACGGCCTGTGTAGGAAGCGGTCGCTGATACCGCGCCGGGGCTTGGTTCATTCGGGCAACCTCCGTGAACTCCGTAATCACGGCGCATGGCTTCCGCGTCTGAATGATGAGGTCCGGCTGATCGACGTACATCGGGGACAGCCGCACGATGCCCGGGTCCACCGTGGTCTTGGTGTGTCCGTGCGTATGCGGAACCATCGTGGTGGCCCCGTTGACCTCCGCAGGCTGCGTCTGCGCCAAGTTGAAGGCACCACCGATGTCCGTGTTCATCAGGCTCACGCCTTGGGCGTTGCTGATGACCGCGATGCTGATGGTCCCGAACGTGTTGGCGTTCGCAATGTCAAACAAGGAAGCACGCGGCATGGTTCCGCCGACGTTGCTCATGCTGTCGATGATGTTGTTGATGAAGTACGGAACCATGCCGTACTGCTTGTCCACGCCGCTGACGGGCATGATCGGCCCATAAGCCGATGCTTCGCGTGTTTCCGTTCGGGTGATCGTGAACTCGTTGCCGACCATGTACGCAAGGCTCAACAGGTTCGCGGAGGCATCGCTTGCCTTCGGGATGACCTGCGCATCCAACTCAAACCGGATTGCGTAGCCGCTCAACAGGTTCTTTTCGACCACCCGCATCCGCGTGATGATCGTCCGCTGGTACGTCAGGTCGATGCGCGTCTTTGCCAACTGAACGGCGGCTTGCACCAACTTGCGGTTGCCCGTCGTTCCGGTGATCGCCTTCAAGCCTTGATCCCCCTCAAGGTCGCAGGAGAACTGCACGGTCGCCATCGCAGCGGAATCAAGATTGCGCTCGTACGCGCATTCCATGTCACCGACGCGCACGCCGTCCGGCAGGTCGTGCGTGTTCCACTTGTCCACGAAGGAGTAAGTCAGCATCGTGCCGAGTTCGTCGGTTGCGAACTCCTGCGACTCCCTGCGCCACCCCGGACCCGGCACGGGCGGGATGATCGCGTTCCTGAACAGGTCTACCCACGGTGCCCTTCCGGTCCAATTTGTATTACTCGCCGCGACAGTCAGGTTGTTGCCGCTCGTTGCCCTGTTGATGTGCAACGTGCCGTTGACCGTTCGCGTGGTCTTGCCCGCTGCATCCAGCGACATCCGCTGCGTCCAACGATGCGCCGTCACGGTTTGGCTTCCGTTGAAGGCAACGTGGTTTTCGATTTCAAACCGCATGAATGCGGTCTGCGTCCCCGAAATCTCGGTCGTTTCAATCTTGGCGATGGGCCACCCACGGACATCCGCGCCCGCGTTCAGCAAGACCTGTCCGTTCACCGTGACGATGGCGGAACTGACGCGCCCGCTTCCGCCCGTCAGCGCAGCCATGAAAGAAGCATAGTTCGTCTGCCCCGTGTCGATGATCGCGGTCCCGCGAACCGTACGCTTCTGCTCCGTGACGATCTGCGTGCCCTCCGCGAACACGGGGTCGCAGTTGTACGCATCCACGTTGACGGCGTTGAAAGTGACCGAGTTACCGACGTTGAGCGTGATGGTCAGCGTGCTTGGCATCAGTACCTCCTCCCGGTCATCATGGCGATGTCAGACTGAAACCAAGCATTGATGTCGTTGGGATCGACCTCCGAACGGGGCTTCGTGTGGTCCGTGATGATCCCGAGGTACGACAGGATTTGCTTCATCCCGTACAGCGCAGAACCCGGCACGGCGGTGTCCCAAAGACTCTCAAGGAACGGGCTGGCCCACCCAACAAGCATTCCCGTCAGGCGCGATGGAATGGTCATAATGAACGTCACCACGCCGAGGAAACCGTACAACGCGGCCTTCAGGACGGAGAACACGGCGGAAAGCCCGCTCGTCGCGTAGCCCAACTGTCGGTTGAAGAAGGCGTTGGCCCGCGTTTCGACGGTCTGCATCCTGATGGCACGCGCATAAATCGCGCCGTTCTGCGATGCTTCCGTGAGTTGATCCTGAAGTTGCTGCACGCGCTGCTCCATCTGCGCGGCGAGGATCGGCCCACTAAACTTCCCGAGGTCGGCAATTCGGGATTCAACGTGCCTGCTTGCCGCCATCAGGCCACCGACGGCAAGCGCAGCCGCCGAACCAACGATGGCAACCCCCATCAACGCCTTCCCGACGATGGCTCCCGTGCGCCCAAGCCCGCGAAGCACCGTGCTTGTGGCCGATCCCTGCTGCGTCAGTTGCGCAAACCCGCCTACGGACGGGGCGCGGAAGAACGACACCAGTTCTCCTTTGACCTGACTCGCCACGCCAAGCGTTCCGCCGCGCCCCTGCTGCAACGACCGGAACGCGGCGTTCGTGACGGTCACGACCTCCTGCGAAGCGCGCTGGCTCTGCGTAACGACCCCGGCGATGCGTCCCATCGCCCCCGAAATGGACTGTTGAAGCCGAGACAGCGAGGCAGGAACGCTTGCCGTTCCCATCGCGTTCTGTGCCGCCACGGACGGCCCGCCACCCGTATTCCCCGCACCACCGCCCCCGCCGCCGAGTTCGCGGATGTTGATGTTGATTGCTCCCAAGTCCTCCACGACTACTTCACCTCCCAATCCATCTCGTAGGCGAACTCGTAGGTGTCCTTCAGCGTCAGCCACCCCTCAAGATCGGCAACGGCCTGCACGGTCCCGCCGTTGCGAAAGGTGATCGGAACGGCAAGCATTCCGGTCAGGGTCCGCTGCACCATCCACTCCCGCAGCACATCAACGAACTGCTGGATGCCGTCCCCTCCCGCAATTCGATAGGTGCCGCGCATAACGGGGTCCGCGATTCCGCGCCACCATATGACAAGATCAATGTTCGTCCGAATCAGGCCCACGCCGCTGTTCGGGTGCGCCGCCGTGTCGGGGCCGGGGACGATCTGAATCGCGTACTGCCCGACCATGTCATCAATCGGCGCTTCCGCGATGTAGACGTTGCCGCTGTATCCGCGCTCCAACATCCACTCCGCAAGCCGATCCCGAAGTTCCATGAGGATGTCGCCCGTGTTCGGCATCAGTTGGCCTTCCTCATGCTGTCAATCTCGGTGCGCTGCGCCAAGCGCGCATTCCCGGTCGCGGCGAACACCGCCGATGCCATCGCCTTGCCGTCACCGAAGGCAATGCCGATGGCGCGTGCGAACACAAGGGCTTGCGCCGCCTCTACTGCCGGGATGTTCGCGGCCAAGCCCATTGCGACCTCCGCATCAAACTCGTTCGGCGGTCGCCCGTATATCGACACGAAACGGGCTACCGCCTTTAGACGTTTCCCGCCTGCTCAACCCTCTGCGCCGCCCGCGCATACGCGGCGAACAACTGCGCGTCGGTCGCCTGCTTCGCCACCTCCGTGGTTCGGCAGGCTTCCCGCATGGCCCGCGCAAGTTCAGGAACACCGGGCTGCGAGTTGCCTCCACCCATCGCCTGAAGCGTTGCCGTCACCTCGTTGAACTGGAACACCAGCCGCCCCGCCGGAACGGTCACGGCGAACAGCATCGGATCGTCGGCTTCGTTGAGTTCGATAGGCATTAGATCGTCGCGTAGGTGTAGAGCGTGTTGTTCGACGGATTCGGGATGCAATGGAAGTTGAGCGCAAGCACGCGCTCCCGGTTGCCCCATTGCGAGTCGGAAACGCCGTCAGAACGGATGAACGCGTGGGTAAACGTGTAGCCGGGATTTCCCTGCGCGATTGATCGGATGCGAAGCCCGAAGTAGCCCGAGGACGCGACCAACTGGCGACCGACCACCGGGGTTGCCTGCGCGCCGCGATTGTCGTTCAACAGCGCGGCAAGAATCGCATCGTCCCACTTGACCAGCGCGCAGGTAACGACGGCCTCCGTGTTCTGCATCACGATTTCCTCCGCAACCGCGCCGCTGCTCACGGTCTTGACCTCATGGCGGTGGTCGGTGAAGGAAAGGGACGGCAGGTTGTCGTTGTCGCTGCGACCGAGTTCCGTGTAAGTGCCGTTGTTGGCGGTGTCAATCGCAATGATGGTCGGGCCGGGAACAAAGAGTGCGATAGGCATGGGTCATGTCCTCTTGAGAATGGATCGTAGCCCGAGGAAGATGGACTTGCCAATCTCCGTCATCTCCTTACGGGTCGGAAGCAAGAACGGGCGGGACGGTACGGTGACACCCCGCCGCGCCAACAGATAGTCGCGCCCCTCCGCAAACCCCTCTGCGCGGGGATCGTTCCCCGTCCCGTGGCCCCGCTTGGCTGCAAGGGTCAGGGGGATGAAGTTGGTGCGCTTGGTGCTGAAACCACGGTCTTGGTACAGAGCGTGCCGTGGCCCGCGCAGGGTAATGCGCATCCCCGCGCTGGTCGCCACGCCGCCCGCGTTCATCTCGCTGTACATCTGTCCGGTATCCCGCAGGGGATGCCCGCCGTTGCGATAGCCATCCACGCGGATGCGGTATTCCGTCCGGGTGCCGACCTTGCGGGTAGCCACCACCTTGGCTCCCTTGGGCTTCTTGAACGTCCACACCTCGCTCGTCAGGTTCTTGAGCGGCTGGTGAGGCACCGAAGCACCGCTTGCGCCACGGCCCTGCGACTCGTCAATGTGATCCTTCATGGCCCCGGCAACGATCTGCGCGATGCCAGCCGCTATCTGCGGCTCACGAAGCGCGCGCCGTACCCTGTCGGACCACTTCACGGGTACACCGTGGGACGGCGGGGCGGGAAGAACGGGCTGTTCGACGCTTGGTTGTACCAAGCCAGCACCGACGTACCCACCGCCTTGACCACCGGGGTGCCCGCGTCGGCGTTCGCCGCCACGCCGCCGAACAGCATCTTGCCGTCCCGCAGCCCCTCCAGCATGGAGTACGTCTGCTTGATCCGCTGTTCGATGGCCGGGGTCAACTTGGCCCCGCGCCGCTGAAACAAGAACTCCGTGGCGAGGTCAACCGCCATCGTGACGAGCAGCGGGTCGTGCGCCGCGTCAAGCGCGGCAAGTTCCGTTTCGCTGTAGATGTTGCCCACCCGGACGTAGGACCGGATGACAGCCGTGGCCCGGTCCAGCGCGTGCGTGGTCATCGGGTTCGGCCCCGGCATGGGGGTGCCCGCATCCCCGCACAACTGCGCGATGATCGTCTGATCCAACGCCGCTTCAAGGTCTGCGTAGGTTGCGTAGGCCATAGCGTCCTCCTGAAGCGATGGGGGGGTGGGGCCGAAGCCCCACCCACCCATGCGTTTCCTCAACCCCTATTACGGAGTCACATCGCCAATCGCGTAGCCGCCGACCGGAGCGACCACAGCCGCCACCGAGTTGTCGATGACGCGGCCTTCGATGCGGCGATTCTGCGGATCGTTGAACTGCTCAACGGTCATGTCCTCGTAGGCGAAAATTTGGCAAGTGCTGAAGGACGATGCGCCCTCAACGCCGACCAGCCCACCCGGACGCGACAGGAAGTACGCGCCGTCGCCGTAGACGTACGAGGAAGTGAGGGTCGAAGCACCCTTCTTGCTCGTCACCTTGACCGAGTCATCGACCACGACATCACCGAGTCCGAACAGGGTCGGCGGGATGCCCCAGCGCGAGAACGTGTCCGAACCCTGAAGGAACGACAGGGCGGCGGGGTAGTTCTTGACGTAAGCCTTGACTTCCGGCGACTGCGACACGACCTGCGCGATGGTCGGAGAGATGACCATGATGAGTTGGTTGGGAGCAACCGCGCCACCGCTGGACAGGCTGACGAGGCGCATGACCGCCTGAATGGTCTTCTGAATGTAGCCATTCGCCTCGCTGCTGTTCAGCCACGTTCCCGCGCCGATGGCGGCAGCGGCAGGGTCAGCAGCGTAGTTGCTGCCCCAGTTGCCCGAATCAGCCAGCACCGCCGCAGCGCGGTTGGTGCGGGCGGTCATCGCCAACTGCGCCTTGCTGCGAGCGTGCTGCGCCACGATGTCCCACGCCGACTGCTGCGCAGTCTCCTGCGGGATGTAGAACGGGAACGCGTAACGCTGCGTTGCGTACTGAACGAAGTCAAACGCGTTCTGCTTGCCCGTGGGTCGGTCGTTGCCGAGCGGCCAAGCGAACTCGCGGTCGCTCGTCAGACGGACGTTGTCGGGAACGTCCTGCCGCAGATAGTAACCCGTCATCTTGGTGACGGGGACCAACTGCGCGTAGCGCGTGAGGGCGAACGAGTTGACGCTGCGGGTGAACTCCACCTGCAGCGCACCCGAGACAATGTCATTGGTGGACGGGACGTAAGTCGAAAGTCCACCACCTGCAACCGTGAAAGCCATGTGTGTTTCCTCCTGTGTGGGTGATGGCTTCTATCAGACGATACGAGTGCCGATGCGGAAGGCGCGAACGATCTCGCCAGCCGAACCAGCCTCAAGCGCGATGTAGTAGCACACCTGCGTCGAGGTTCCGGCAACGGCCTTGCCATCCGCGTCCGAAGTCAGCAGCGAACCGATGCTGCAACCGCCCGTGCCGAGTTCCACCTGCACGGTGTTCGTCGGCTGAAGGCTGATCTGATCGCCCGCAATGGCGTTCCAAGTCGAATCAAAACGACGAACCGAGCCATCGGTCACGCCGAGGATGTTGTCCGACGCGGCGTTGGCCTGCTGGCCCGTGAACGCGGTGCCCGTGTTGATCTCAACGAACCGGAACGGGGCGATGTTGCCGGAAGCGGTGAGGTTGGGGATGAATCCAAAGTCTGCCATGTGAGTGTCCTTTCCTTCTTACCGCTTGATGCGGCTGTTGATTGCCTTCTTGAACTCCTCCGGCTTGCCCGCATACTCGCGGACGAGGTCGGAGATTTCCGATGCCTTGATGTCGCCCTGCGGGAGCGCAGCGCGGCTCATGTCGATGCGGACCCCCATCGGGTCGCGGGCAAACAGGTCGCGCCACGCCTCAAGGGTTTCCGCCGCGTTGCTGCTGGCGGCAAGTTCCGCGAGCAGGCGGGGACGGTGCGAAGCGGGGATGCGGTAGCCCTCCTGCTCCATGAGGTCCAGTTCGCGGCTGAACCGCTCACGGGCAAACTCGGCCTTGAGTTCGCGCAGTTCACGGGCC